CTGTTGAGATACTACGCGAAAAGAAGATTGTGTATCTTGCTATGGAAGTTCGTTTAGGTAAAACTTTGACAGCATTAAATACTTGTGAATTATTTGGTGCTAAGTCGGTGTTATTCGTGACTAAAAAGAAAGCAATGTCATCGATTGAGTCAGATTATGCTAGTATGCCTTTTTCTTTTGATTTAGAAGTTATAAATACCGAATCAATACATAAAGTATCTGGTAATTTTGATGTAGTTATAAGTGATGAGAATCATAAGTATGGAAGTTTTCCAAAGCCAAGTAAAGGAGCAAAAGAATTTAAACAGCGCTACTCACATTTGCCTTTGATATTCTTAAGTGGCACACCGCATCCTGAGAACTACAGTCAAATATACCATCAGTTTTGGATTAGTAGGTTCTCACCATTTCATCAATACCCTACATTCTATAAATGGGCTAGTGTATTTGTCGACATTAAAGTAAAGCATCTAGGTTATGGCATGATTAAAGACTACTCTGGAGGTAAAAAAGAATTAATTGAACAGGTAATTAAACCATATATGATAACGTACACACAAAAAGAGGCAGGATTCAGCTCAACAATCAACGAAAAGATAATACACGTTGATATGAAGGAATCAACATACGCATTAATTAAGCGATTAGAGAATGATTTAGTAGTTCAAGGCAAGCAAGAAGTAATACTTGGTGATACATCGGTTAAATTGATGAGTAAATTGCATCAGTTGTACTCAGGAACTATTAAATTCGAGTCAGGAAATACATCGGTATTAGACTATTCCAAAGCAATCCGTATTTACACCATGTTTAAGACTAGACAAATTGCAATATTATACAAATTTAAAGCTGAATTAGATGCGTTAGAATTCATATTTGGAGATACACTTTCAACAGATTTAAACGAGTTCAATACGACAAGCAAGTCAATTGCGTATCAAATCGTATCAGGCAGAGAGGGAGTAAACTTATCTCGAGCGTCTTCATTGGTTTACTACAATATAGATTTTAGTGCTGTATCTTATTGGCAAAGTCGCGATCGTTTAACTACAATGGATCGCCTAGAAAATAATGTGTATTGGTTCTTTGCAAAGAATGGTATTGAGGATAAGATATACAAAGCAGTAATGAATAAAAAGAACTACACACTAAACGTATTTAAGAATGACTTCAGAAAGTAAGATACAAGCAAGCTGCATTCAATATGCAAAAAAACAAGGGTGGTTTGTTTTAAAAATAATTAAATGCAATATTAATGGGATGCCAGATTGCACCTTCTTTAAGGATGGAAAAACATTTTTTGTTGAATTTAAAACAGCTATCGGAAAGCAGTCGAAACTTCAGCAATATGTTGAAAGTGAATTAATTAAGCAAGGATTCAAGTACTATCTTATTCGAGATCTAAAAGAATTTAAAAACATTATTAATGATATGTAATAATATTATAATAAAATTAGTATATTTGCATTATAAATTAATATTTAAAATATGGAAACAGTTATTAAAACAGTAAGTCAATTTGAGGAATTGGCAGGAGTATCAAGATTTTCTAGTAAAGAATCTGTTGATCAATTAATCGATAAATACAATATCAATGATGATGATTTAATAGCAGATATTTACCAAGTTTGTGGAATTTAATATTTGAATTATGAACGCGATTAAAGAATTAAATAAACAAATAGAAAAAAATGGTTGCATACATATGGCAGGAAATTTTTTCGCATATGTAGAAAAAGCAACTGAAAAAGCCGTGTTGATAGATGTACATGGTAGTAAAAACTGGTTTCCTAAATCAGCTTTTCAAATCAAGAAAATGGATGATGACCTTTATGTATTTGGATTAAAATCATTTTTTAGCAATAAATTTAACGGAACAATTTAATATTTGAATTATGAAAAGAGAATTAAGATTATTAAATATAATTAGTAGAAAAATTGACATGTCTATGTTTTACGTAGTAAGTTTTAGAAAATGTGAAATATACCTACAAGGACTCGCTAATAGCGAAAAACTAATTTTATTAAGAAGCTTAGGTTACGAACCTACTCTAACAGATAATAATTGGATTGAAATGAATAAAGGTTGTGTATCAATAGTTTTAACTTTTTAAATTAAATAAAATGGCTGGATGTTATGGAAATGATTCTTTTGATAGATACTGGGAATCACAATTAGACAAGTACCTTGACGAGTACGACGACGACGATAGAGACGATGAAGACGATGAAGATTACGAGTTTGAACGATTAAATGATAGATAAGATGAATGATTTAGTACATTACTTAACGGAGGTAAAAGCCTCCATAGTAAACTTCCAAGAAACATATGGAGACAATGATTTCTCTAATGGGCAAGTTTTTATGATTGATAGAGTTTTAAATAAAATAAAAGAAGATGAAAATAGTAGCAAACTTAACGGATAAGCATGAAGCGAATCTAAAAGTAATCAAAAGACTTGGCTACATATTAGGTGAAGAAGTTAACACCAAGCCACAACAAGTATCACTAGCAATGGATATGTTGCAGTACTTAATGTGGGAGTATAGCGAACAAGACTTAATAGAAATAATACTTAAAAACAAAGAGTCATGAAAGAACACGGAATAGACGCGATGAAATATCGTAAACACACACACCTTGCTGGTGTAGATGTTTCAATCATTGCCAGCGAAAAAGGTAAGTGCGTACTTACAATCAAAGATGCTTACTACTCTAAAGGAGTTGATGTGTCAGGAAATAGAACGGATGGTTACTTCCTAGAATTCGTTGAAGATGTAATGGACATGGTAGTTAATTCTTCCAATAGAAAGCAGATATCGCAAAACCTGGTACTAGAAAAAGGTTTGTCTTTAGTTGATAGTCGTAACATTGGCAACTGGATTGGTTACAAGATTGAGCTTTACCACGACGAAACAATTAGAATGATGGGTAAGATAGTTGGTGGGATCAGAGTTAGAGGATTCAAAGCATTACCAAACCTAGAGCCAAACACACCAAACTTTGAAGCAGTTAAGAAAGCATTACAAGGTGGTAATTACACAATAGAACAAGTAAAAACAAAGTATAACGTAACTGATGCAGTTGCTAAATTATTAAACGATGGAAAATAAGATATATAGACATAGAGCATCCGCAGCTGGATTGCTTTTAACTAATGGTAAAGACGAGTTAAAGTTAGGTGCAACAATGACTACCCACTTAAAGAAGTGGTATGCAGAGCAAAAATCAGGTGTTCGTGAGGAAATTAGATCCAAGTATTTCGACAAAGGTAATATGTGTGAAGCAGATGCTATTGATATTACAGCAGAACGATTAGGATTAGGAATACTAGAAAAGAATCAAGTGCATTTCAACGATGAGTATTTCCAAGGTACACCAGATGTTTATACGGATGAGTTAGTTATCGACACTAAATGCAGTTGGGACTACACCACGTTTTTAGATGCTGTAACGTCACCAATCAATAAAGATTACGAAGCGCAATTACAAGTGTATATGCATTTGTTAGGACTGAAGAAAGCTAAGTTAGTTTATGTAATGTTAGACACACCTGCTGAGGCGAATTATGGTGAAGATATCTTCTACTCACACCTACCAATTGAGCAACGATTCTTTGCGTTTGACTTGGAATACGACGAATCAATGATTTTAGCAATGCAAGATAAGGTTTTGAATTGTAGAGCATTTTTAAAAAAATACGATGAAAGAATCAATTCGTTATTACGATAAAAGAGATAACACCATTGTCACGTTGATACTTCGTGGCAATGGATTCATCCGAGTACGTCCAAATAAAGGAATGGACATCGTGATGTCAGTTGAATGTTTTGAAGCTAATTTTAGAAAGATATGATAATTACAGTAAGTTTGAGATGTGGTGATATAATTAGATTTAAAACCTGTATGTGTTTTGAAGATATTGCAGAAGATATACTTAATCGGCAATGGTCAAGAATATTACAAACAAATAATATAAAAATAGTATTTAATAGAGATGATATAAAATATATAACACATGAATAAGCAAATAAATAATACGTTCCAAGTGCTTTTGTTAATGCAAGTAGCTTTGGAGAAGTTAGAAGATATGCCAGAGGGTAACATCTTCAGAGAGAATAACTACGATAGGATTCACGATTTTATCCAGTATCTCGAATCAAATGTTGAGCCGTTGACAAGTGAGATTAACGTGCAAGAATCGGATAATTATATTTATATTTGTAAAAATATTCGTAAAGTAATTGATAAAATAAGAATAAAATGAAAACATTTAAAGAAGGAGATAAAGTTTTTCATCTTCAATATGGTTGGGGTGAAATTACAACTCATGAAGAGAATGCAATTATTAGAGTTAAATTTTTTGCTGATACAATTGCTTTTATGGATGGTAACTTACTATCATTCACGGAATACACCTTACAAGGATTCAGTCAAGAAAGACCGATTGTACTTCCAAAAGTTGGCGAGTTGTGTTTAGTTAGAGATTATAACGATGAATATTGGAGGGGTGTAGAGTTTAAGAGGTATGATAAAACTTTGGATTTTTGCCAATTTATTGATTCAAATAATGACGGATGGAAACAAATGAAACGAATTAAAATATTAGACTAATGAAACGTATAATAATTATATCAATGTGTTATTTTTGTTTAACAAGTTTTAAGGCTAGCTATTATCATTCTTCATTTCATGGTAAGGTTACAAAGAGCGGCGAGATATACAACGAGAACAAACTTACTTGTGCATCTAACACACATAAGCTAGGAACTAAACTAAAAGTTACTAACTTAGAGAATGGTAAGAGTGTGATAGTTAAAGTTACAGACACAGGAAGTTTCAGCAAAGTAACATTAGACCTATCCAAGAAAGCATTTGAACGGATAGCAGAATTGGAAAAAGGGATAATTAATGTTAAAATTAAGAAAGTATGACAAATTACCAAAGAACTAAAATAATATATATACCAGCTTATGATGATTGGTTTGATATTCTAAAGCAAGACGGTAATAGGGTGTTAATTGACTTTTACGGAAAATCATTTGTTTATAATATATTAGGAGTCGAAGGAGTAAAAATAGTATGAAAATAACGACAGATAATAACGGGTGGCATAATGTTACCATCAATAGAAAACATAGTGAAAAAGTAACTATGTATATTAGAGAGTTAAACGAAAAAGGAGAGCCGATAATTAAAATTATAAACCATGAAAATAACAACAAAGAAAATAATTCGAGAACTTGAAAAGATTGGTTGGGAATTAGAGCCTGCACAAGAATTATTAGTGATTAGAGTTCGAGATATAATTGACGAAATATTAACACAACAAAAAAACATAACTATAAGATGAAAACACAAGAAATATTAAAATGGGCAGATGATAAAAACTTGCTTAGTGCAGATAATTGCTATAAACAATATACTAAACTACAAGAAGAAAGTAATGAGTTGTTAATTGCGATGCTTGATGATAATACAGATGAAATTATAGATGCACTTGGAGATATTGGAATTGTTATGATTATTCTATGCGAACAACTTGGTTATGACTTTGAGAAATGTATAGACCAAGCCTATGAAGTAATTAAAAACCGAACTGGTAAAACTATTAACGGATCATTTATAAAAGATTAACATGACAAAGAAAGAAGAACTAAAGTACGAATTGAAAATCGAAAGACTTTTAACAAGCCAATTGTTTGAGCAGATACGAGATTTAAAGCATGAGAATGCAGTAATGCGAGACGATTTGTATCAACTTAGCAAAGACTACTTCACACCAAAGGATGCAATCGTAGCAAAAGTAATTGAAGCATACAAAATAAGGTCAGAAGTTGGGATAGCAAAGTATGGAACGACACTTGAAGATAATAACACCGATGACTTTCTACATCATCTTCAGGAAGAGTTAATGGATGCGACACTTTATATTGAAAAATTAAAAGAAATTAAGTTGCAGTTAAATAAATAATACTTATCTTTAAGCAATTAAAAAGCATTCAAGAATAAGATGGATAAAAACTCTGCGGTCAGGGTAGTTATGGAAGGGGGTTTTCAGCGGTTCGACTCCGTTTTTTTTATAAATAGTTAAATTAAAAAGGATGAGTAAATTTATTGGAGTGATTACACACATTGGAGAGGTAATCGAATTCGGAAACTACAAAAAGCTTTATGTTCATGTAGTAGAAAACGAAGGAGAATATCCACAGTCATGTAACTTTGAAGTATTTGGAGAAGCAAAAGTAGATAACGTTCTTAAATACAATCGAGTTGGAGATGTTGTCGAAGTAGATTATAACTTGAAAGCTCAGGAATCTAAACGTGAAGCTGGAGTGTATTTCAATACGATTCAATCGTGGAAGATTACAAAGCATGATTAAGCAAATAGAAATAATAGCACAAAAACATAAGGACTGGGTGAATATCGCTCGGTCCTTTGGTGCTAAAACAGAGGCAGAAGATATCGTTCAGGAAATGTATCTACGCTTAGACAAATATATCAAGCCTGATCAAAAGATAACGTCAGCATTCGTATGGATTACTTTGCGAAACATTTACTTTGACTTCCTAAAGAAAGAACCAATCACGTTTGAACTAGATAAGACCGTTTCTGAAGCCGTTTGCGAGACTGAAAGTATAATTGCATACGAGGAGTTAAATAAACGCGTTAGAGACGAACTTAACAATGTCGATTGGTTTGACAAAATGCTATTCGAACTATACGTTACTAGTGAGAAATCAATGAGACAGCTATCAAAAGAGACTGGGATATCACTTTCTTGTATATTCTACACAACGAATAGAACAAAAAAGCACTTAATTAGTTTACTTAATGAAGACTATGAAGATTACTTAAACGAAGATTACGAATGGCTAAAAGAAAAGCAACAGGACTAGGAGATACAATAGAGAATGTACTTCAAGCAACAGGAATAGATAAGGTAGCAAAGTTTATATTAGGTGAAGATTGTGGATGTGATGAACGTAAAGCAAAACTAAACGAGCTTTGGTCCTACAGAAAGAAACCACTTTGCCTTAATGAAGATGAATATCTTTGGCTTAGTGAAGGTGGATTGAAGAAAGCAGAGACATCATTAGTAGATTCTATGTTAATGCAAAGAACACACAACAGAGTATTCCAGACAGGGAACTTGCAATATACTTCTTGTGCTTCTTGTTTGAGAGATCAATACAATGATTTGAAACGAATTTATGACACATACTAATAACGATATAATACAAGTAATATATTCAGGTAGATTTTTTTTTGTAGTTTGCCTGAATTGAATAATCAATAGAAATCAATGGCAGGTACAGGAGGTAAAAGGGAAGGCGCTGGTCGTAAATCTTTAGCAACAGAGATTAAAGGATTTAACCTAGCTGCTCCACACGTTGAAGATGCTTTCAGAGTAATAGCGGAAATAATGATTGACGAGACTAAGAGACCGACAGATCGTATTGCTAGTGCTAAGATACTAATCGAATATGGTTGTGGTAAACCTAAGGAGAAAGTAGAATCTGATATCACAATCAATACAACATCACTAAAAGATTTGATTAACTTTGGTAACACTGAATCCTAAATATAAACCATTCGGAAGTGATAGCAGGTATTTTATTATTACTGGTGGTCGTGGGAGTGGGAAGTCTTACAGTATTAACTTGCTACTTCTATTACTTACATATGAAAGTGGGCATACCATTCTATTTACGAGATACACACTTACTTCTGCTCACGTTTCTATTATTCCTGAGTTTATTGATAAGATTGATGTACTAGATAAGCATTCAGATTTCCATATAACAAAGGATGAGATTATAAACCTAAGGACAGGAAGTAAGATATTATTCAAGGGTATTAAAACAAGCTCAGGAACTCAGACGGCAAACCTTAAGTCTTTAGCTGGTGTTACAACATGGATACTAGATGAAGCAGAGGAGCTAACAGATGAAGATACATTCGATAAGATAGACTATTCAATACGATCTAAAGACAAACAAAATAGGGTAATACTTATACTTAATCCAAGCACGAAAGAGCATTTTATTTACAAGAAGTTCTTTGAAGCGAAAGGAGTTGAAGCTGGAAGTAATACAATCAAAGGCGACACGACATACATTCATACTACATACTTAGATAATGTAGAGAACTTATCTGAATCGTTCTTAAATCAAATAGAAACGATAAAGGAGAGAAGACCCGACAAGTATAAGCACACTATCTTAGGTGGATGGCTAGACAAAGCTGAGGGAGTTATCTTTACCAATTGGAGAATAGGAGAGTTCAATAAAGATAATGGCAGTGTATTCGGTCAGGATTACGGTTTCAGTAACGATCCATCTACATTGATTGAAACGTCAATTGATAGAACTAACAAACGAATATACATAAAAGAACACATACATAAGCAAGGATTAACAACATCGGAACTTGCACAACTAAACCAACAATTTGCAGGACGTGATTTAATAGTAGGTGATAATTCAGAGCCTAGATTGATTGCAGAACTTAAGGCGAGAGGTTTAAATATAGTAGCGACAATTAAAGGTGCAGATTCAGTTAAATATGGTATAAGTTTAATTCAAGATTATGACTTGATTATTGAAGAAAATTCCGTAAATTTGATAAAAGAATTAAACAACTATTGTTGGCTAGAAAAGAAGAGTGAGACGCCAATCGATAAATGGAATCACTGCTTAGATGCAATGAGATATGCGATTAGTTACCAATTAGCTAATCCAAACAAAGGAAAGTATTCAATTTACTAAATACAAAATAAGATGAGTGAAGTTAAAGAAGTAACGTTTCAAGTACCGAACAAGAAACAAATTATTAAGGATGTAACATTAGACTTAATTGAGAAGTTTAAAGCTGAACATGGAGAGGGATGGAAGTTAGAAATGTACGAAGCTATCGACAACGAGATTATGAAGTTTCAGGGAAGTTTAGAGTATTGGAAAGCAATTAGAAAGAACATTAAATGATGGAGGAAAAAGAATTAAGAATAGGCAACTATGTTAATATAGAAGATACAGTTCTTAGGGTTGATTTACAAGAACTTTATTATAATTCGTCGCTTATGAATCCTATCCCACTCACGGAAGAATGGCTATTGAAGTTTAATCTAAATAACCCAACAAATAAACATCCGTACCACTTTAAAAAATCAATGGTAGAATTTCTACATAGTGAGTATCAAAATGAATTAAAGTGTTTTTATAATAATGTACCTATGTTTTCATTACCTTGTGCATACGTTCATCAATTGCAAAACTTGTACTTTGCATTAACAGGAGAGGAACTATGAAGTTAGAATTAGTAATACCAACATCGTTAAATGAGATACCTTTGATGCACTACCAAAAGTTTATGGTAGTTGCATCGAATAAGGATAATTCAGATATGTTTATATCTCAGAAAATGATTGAGATATTCTGCGGTATAGAATTAAAGCAAGTTGTTAACATTAAACTTAACGACGTAATAGACCTTACAACTCATTTCAATAAGCTATTCAAAGATAAGTTGGAGCTTAAAAGAACATTCGAAATACAAGGTGTGAAGTTCGGATTCATTAATGAGCTAGAAGACATATCATTTGGTGAGTATATAGATTTAGAGTCTAACATTATAGACGTACAATCATTCCACAAAGCAATGGCTGTTATGTATCGACCTATAACAAGTCAGAAAGGGAATAAATATACCATAGAGAAATATAACGGAACATCAAACTATGCCGACCTGATGAAATACGCACCTTTAGATGTTGTACTTCCTGCATCGGTTTTTTTTTGGAGTTTAGGAAAAGAACTGTTGACGGCTACCCTGTCTTATTTAGAGAAACAGATGACGAAGAAGAGCAAAACGATTTTAGCGAAACAGCTCAATTTGGAAAGCAATGGGGATGGTATCAATCAATATATCAACTCGCTAAAGGAGACATTACAAAGTTTGAACGAGTTACAAGCGCGGGACTTTTTGAGTGCTTAACGATGCTCACGTTTGAAAAGCAAAAGAGCGACATAGAATATAGACAATTAAAACGACAACATGAAAGGCTACTATAATTTAACAGACACATTGTATAACTTCTTAATAACTGACGCATTAGTAAACCAAGTTACAAAGGGAAGTTTGGATAAGATTACGAACGCGAAAAAGGATATGTATCCATTGGTTCACGTTATGATTAACGGCGCAAAGATTGACGGTCCTAGCGTTGTGTATAACATATCTATTCTCGCAATGGACTTGGTCGATTATTCAAATGCTGATCATGTTAATTTATATTACGGCAATGATAACTTAGATGATGTATTACACAATACGTTCTTGATTTGTCAAAGATTCTTGGAGAGTGCAAGACGTGGGAGCATGAGCGATTTGCTTTTCTCTGTTGAAAATGATGCTGCGGACTTAGAACCGTTTGTTGAAAGGTTTACGGATGATGTAGCTGGTTGGTCAATGACATTCGATGTTACAACTGTTAACGATATGACTATATGTTAGACAATACTCAGGAAGAACTAGATAAGTTTAAGAATTATGTAATTCAACAATCTAAATCAAACCTATCTAAGCTAAAGAAGAACGACAAAAAAGGATTGTATAATACGATTAAAGGTGAAGCAAAAGTAATGCCTAACTCTTTCTATCTATCATTTGATTTAGGGGATTATGGAGCGTTTGTCGACAAAGGGGTAAAGGGTGCGGATCCATCACAGGTTTCCCCAAACGCAAAGATAAAAGGACAACAAGCACCTAATAGTCCGTACAGCTTCAAGACTAAGAGACCACCATCTGACTTAATTGCAAAGTGGGCACAAAGAAAGAATTTAAGGTTAAGAAATAAGCAGGGACAGTATGTTAAAGGAAGTTTCAAAGCAATAGGATTTATCACAGCTAA